GTAAACGCACGACACGAAACGCAATGGGCACAAGGTATAGAAGTAACTTTGAGGTTGGGTTTGCAAGTGACCTTATTAAGCGGGGCCTTAGCTTTGACTACGAGCCTGACTCCTACGAGTTTGTACCTAACACCACAACTTACACACCGGACTTTTATATACCGGAATATAATTTTTACATAGAAACTAAAGGGTTTTTTACTTCTGAAGACAGAACAAAACATTTGACATTTCGTAAGCAGCACCCTAGTATCGATATCCGTTTTGTCTTTATGAATGTCAACACTAAGATTAACAAACGTTCTAAGACAAGCTACGGGGACTGGTGTAACAAGTACGGGTTCAAGTTCAGCAACAGAGTTATCGATGACGAATGGTTACGCGGAGAAGATGATGACAGGTGACAGTGTGAACAGCCCACCCCACTATAATGTTGGGGGCCGCGAAACAATTGAATTGATAGAAGAGTCAATGTCACAGACAAAGTTCTTGGGGTATCTTGGGGGCAACGTAAGCAAGTACCTAGCTCGCTATGAGCATAAGGGAAAGCCCTTGGAGGATTTAGACAAGGCTCTGTGGTACTTGAGTTACTTGCGAAAGAAGCGAGAAGAGTACGACATTAACCTAGAGTTTGAAAAGGGCGTTGGGCTGTGAACAAGTTCTATGAGTCAGTCAAAGAGTTTCAAGAAGCCTTTGGTCAGACACCATCCATACACAGGCGTGTAAAATTAATTGAAGAAGAGTACAAAGAATTAATGGAAGCAATTCCATTGTCCTTAGTTTTTTCATACTCCTCTGATGAACCCATGCCATATAACATGAAGAAAGAAGCGGCTGACCTGTTGTATGTTTTAACTGGGCTGTTCGTTGATTACGGCTGGGACATGGACGCTATCTTTGATAAGGTACATGAGTCCAACATGTCAAAGCTTGGGGATGACGGTAAACCAATTTACAGGGAGGACGGCAAAGTGCTGAAGTCTTCTAATTACAAAGAACCAGATTTAAGTGGAGTATAATTAATGAACGAAAGTAATATGACTGTGCTACCAACACCATACCAAAAATATATTCACACCTCTCGTTACTCTCGCTGGATTGATGAAGCACAGCGCAGAGAGACTTGGGATGAAACCGTGACCCGCTACTTTGATTACATGGTTAAACGGTTGAAAGAAAAAAACAACGTTGACCTTGATGCCGCAACCCGCACTGAGTTGCAGACTGCGGTACTTAATCTGGACATCATGCCATCCATGCGGCTGTTGATGACGGCGGGTACTGCTGTAGAGCGTTGCAATGTAGCTGCATACAACTGTGCTTATGTTCCTATTGACAGCCCAAGAGCATTCGATGAGGTGTTGTACATCCTTATGAATGGTACGGGTGTAGGCTTCTCTGTTGAGCGTGAGTGCATCACTAAGCTTCCAGAGGTAGCGGAACACTTCGAGGACAGCACAATAGTAGTCAAGGTCAAGGACAGTAAGTCTGGTTGGGCAAGGGCATTCAAGGAATTGGTTTCCTTGCTGTACTCCGGGCAAATCCCAACGTGGGACATGTCGCTTGTACGCCCTGCTGGCGCACGACTAAAGACCTTTGGGGGACGGGCCTCTGGCCCAGAGCCATTAAATGATCTGTTCCGATTTGCAGTTAACATGTTTACTAAAGCGGCTGGACGGCGATTAAGCAGCATAGAGTGTCACGATCTTGTTTGTAAGACGGCACAAGTAGTAGTAGTAGGCGGTGTGCGCCGTTCAGCCCTTATCTCTCTCAGTAACCTTAGCGATGATCTGTTGCGGGCATCCAAGTCTGGTGACTGGTGGCACAACCACAGCTATCGGTCTTACGCCAACAACTCTGCTGTGTACAAGTCTGTGCCTGATATGAATGTGTTTATGAAGGAGTGGCACTCACTGTATGAGAGCCGGTCTGGTGAGCGCGGGATGTTTAGCCGTGCAGCAGCCAAGACACAGGTTGCTGTGAATGGTAGGCGTGACCCTAACCATGAGTTTGGTACAAACCCTTGCTGTGAGATTATCCTACGACCAAATCAGTTCTGTAATCTTACAGAGGTGGTGGTTAAAAAGGATGACACTGAGGAAACTCTTAAAAAGAAAGTAAAGCTTGCTGCTATTCTTGGCACATACCAAGCTACTCTGACTGACTTTAAATACCTTAGAAAAATCTGGGCAGACACTACAGAAGAAGAGCGCCTACTGGGTGTTAGCATGACAGGCATCATGGATAACGAGCTAACGAATGGTGGCGAGGGTGACCTTGATAGTATGTTGCAGCGCCTAAGACAGGTTGCTGTCGATACAAATGAAGGGTGGGCAAATTCATTGGGCATCCCACAAAGCACTGCCATTACCTGTGTCAAGCCATCAGGGACCGTCAGCCAGCTTGTAGACGCCGCCAGTGGTATCCACCCACGACACAGCAAACACTACATCAGGCGCGTTCGTGGGGACAAGAAAGACCCATTGACACAATTCCTCATGGACTCAGGCATCCCTTGTGAGGATGCTGTTGGGGATGTCGAAAGTAAAAGCACGGCTGTGTTTTCTTTTCCAATCGAAGCACCAGAAGGAGCGTTAATTAACGATGATATCTCACCTATTCAACATCTTGAACTCTGGCTCACGTATCAAAAGCATTGGTGCGAACACAAGCCTAGCATCACGATTACAGTTCGTGAACATGAATGGCTGGAAGTTGCGGCATGGGTTTACAAAAGCTTTGATTTTATGTCGGGGGTTTCGTTCTTCCCTCATAGTGATGCGGTATATACTCAAGCGCCTTATGAAGAAGTGGACGAGGCTACGTACCATGACCTTCTAGCGAGCATGCCCAAGGATATAGACTTCTACAAACTACAAGAGTACGAGAAAGAAGACACTACAAAGGGAACCCAAGAGTTTAGTTGCGTAGGCGACGTTTGTGAGCTAGTAGATGTCTGATAAGGATGACACAAAAAAAGAAGGACGCTTTATCAACGTCCTTTCTTTTTCTTTAATGCTAGACAAAGATGCGTCCTTGTCCCCAACTCTTGAGGTTAGTAAATTAGATGCAGAAGACTTTGTAGAATTTATGGATGATGCTCTACCTGATTTTGGTTACACCCACGATCTTGCAAACCTTATTAGGTACGGGACTGATCTAGTTAATGATATAGAATCTAAAATAGAAGAGTACTGTGGTATGCCCACATCCGAAAAAGAGATCACTGAGCCAATCAAGAAAACAGAAGGTACAGTAGAGGAAGTCTACAAAGCCATTAAGAGTACTAAGCTAAATTGAGCTGTTACTTTTTAACCAGTGATCCACCAAAGTACAGCCCAACGATTGCAGAGACTAGGTGTGTGTCTAGGGGTGTTATGACCATGCCAGTCATCTGACGCCACTGAAAGATTTCCTTGCCGTCAAAGAACAGGAACCCCGGCCTAAACTCTGTCCAACCAACCGTAACAGCAATCTCTGGGTAGAAGACAGCAACTACTTTCGGCCAAACAATAACAGCCCCAATTGCACTCAGAGCAATAAGCCGTCGAGTCCAAGCAAAGTGCGGATTGTCATAGCGTCGGGCCTTGTCAATGATGTCTGCTTCTTTACTCATAACGGACATCATCATTTTGTTGTTGGCTTCTTTAGCCTTAATGCTTTGTCCCCAGATGGACATGACGCCACCAAGAAGGGATGAACCCAGCATTGTAATTAATTCTACAGGAAGACCGCCTAACATATTATGATCCTTTAAAAGTAGATACCATCCACATAATTGCGCTCCCGATTACTGCAAGGATAAACCCTGCACCGTATAGTCGGGAGCGTTCTTTTTCTAGGGTGTTAACTCTGCGAGACAAAGCTTTCATATCGCCTTGTAGTCTTTCGTGTGATTGAATAAGCGCGTCCATCTTTCCTTCTAGTCGGCCAATAGCCAGCATTAACTCTGTGTCGGTAGTTGTGCTGTTGGTAGCCATTAGGGACTAACCCCACCCATGAACTGCCTTTTTGCTGGCATCAGGTTCATCATTTGCTCTTGTGTTGTAGTGTTCTCTGCATCCGGGGCAGAAACAGCTCCAGCCATTTCTTTAGCTTCCTCTTGTATTTTAACCAGCCCTGCCAAAAGTTCTGGGTTTCTTGCTGCAATAGCCAGACTAGTTAGATTAAGGATAAAGTCTTGGTTGTTTTCTACTGAAACATTGTAAAGATTTGTTAAGGCTGTTATTGCCTCAGTGTGTTCTTTTTCAGAGCCGTCAGACAAAGCACCAATAAGACTTGGGATTACCCATTGCGAAGTAGTTCTGTTTGGCTTGTAGGCGCTATACTGTCCGGCCTCAACCATATCCATAACTTTTTGCCCTAGTCCCGGCGTAGATAAAACCTGAACAAGGATTTCGTTCTTTTTAGAAGCAAGCTCTCGTAGCAACCATTCAGAACCTACGTAGCGAAGGCTCACAACTCCACGGGCAACACCCCAGAAACGAGACAAGGCCCCGCTTTCTGTCATTTTATTCAAGTCATTGCCAAACCTTAGAACGTCTACTACGTTATCAGCTTTGCTCGCTACCTTAATGATGGAAACTATAGCATCGTAGTCAACCTCACCAAAAACTTCTTGGTACAATCCGGTATGCTTTTGAAACTCCATCTGCATAGCTATAGCACCGACAGCTTCAATCTTAGCTGTACGACCTTTGGGGTCTTCAGCCCTTACCCTGTCTATTTTTTTAACTGCAATAGACTT